CGTTATCCGGGTACAATATGCAAAAGGGCATAGGGTTAGCTCTCTTGCTAAACAATTTGGTGTAAGCAAGCCAGCCATTAGCCGCATTATTAGCGGTATTTCATGGAAGGATTGACGCTTACAGCGTGATGATCTCACGTTAAAAGGATTTAATTTCCTCATGAAAAATGAAGAAGCCACAATATGAGAGGCAGGAAATTAATTATTAGATGCTTGCTTAGGTGCGGGTATGTCTAATGGTTAATTCCCGTCTCTTTTTTTTTGATTTCTGTATAACCCATATCACTAATAGAGAGAATGCAAATGAGCGATATTGAGTATAACACATACATGAACTGTATTAACAATGTAACGAGTAAAAAAACTCGCTTACAGACGCTTCATAAACTCTTTGAAGAGGGTAAATTGAAGTGGGAATAAAATAAGAGGTGCTAGAAATGGGTAAAGAAACTACTTTCTTTAAACCAGGTAATAAAGCCCGTCAAGGTAAAGGCGTTAAGGAATTTAAAGATGATTTCCTATCTTTTATGGGTGATTTACCTCCTGGTGTGAAGCCTTGGGAAATCATTCAACAAGTAGTTACGTCTGAAACTTGTACGGATGATAATAAAATTAAAGGTAGCGCTATTCTTATGAAAGAAATGCTTAATGAAAGCGGTGCTACTATTGAAATTAATGCTGATAAGCTAGAGATCAATAACATTGATGATCGTATTAGGGAACTAACCAAAACATCTAAAGAGATTGAAGCAGAGTTAGCATTAGAAGAAGCAGAGGAAGCTAAATCTAATGGGGAAGAGGCTTAATGATGATGAGTTTAGAGAATATGTAAATTCTATTCTTGATAACCAAAATACTACACCTGATGAAAAGCTAGAATTATATGAGTTAGTGAAACGGCGTAATGAATATAGGAAATATAATGCGCTTGATTACTATATCCCTCATGAATGGCAAAGAAAGTTTTTAGATGCTGGTAAACATCACCGTTACCGCTTTATTTCTTGCGGAAACCGCTTAGGAAAAACTTTATCAGGATGTTATGAAGTAGCCTATCACGCTACAGGGCGCTATCCGTGGTGGTGGCAAGGGAGAAGATTCTATCAGCCGATCGATATATGGGAAATAGGTATTACAGCAGACTCTACCAGAATTGCGTTACAAAAAAATCTAATAGGAACAGATAACGTAAAAGGGGATTGTGAAAAATTAGATAGCTTAGGTACAGGCACTATCCCTAAAGATTGTATTATCGTTAGCTCAATGCAAAAAGACGGTAACAGGCTAGAAAGTTTCAGAATCAAACATTACGACAGAAACGGGGTTTATGATGGCGATTCTACAATCACATTTAAATCATGTTCTCAGGGGGTCGAAAGTTTAAGGGGTGCTACCCTTCATTTAGTTCATTTAGATGAAACATCGCCAAATGATCCACTAGATTATTATGGTGAGTTACACGCTAGGGTTAGAACTACAAAAGGATTAGTGCTTGTTACTGCAAGCCCGGAAGATGGCGAAACAGATTTAGTTATCAAGTTTCAAAATTCAGAAGCCAAAGAGGAATATTATCAAGAAGCAGGTATTTATGATTCTCCCTTGTATACCGATGAAGAACGGGAACAGATGATTCTTGAAACGCCTGAATACTTACGCCCTGCTAAGTTATTTGGTAGTCCTAAAGCCTCTTCTGGTGCTGTATTTCCGTTTGATTTTGATTCAATGGTGTTAGAGCAACCTTTCCCTATCCCTAATGATTGGCTTCATGTAGCCGCCTTAGATACAGGCTGGAGTGATCCGACTGTTTGCACCTGGATTGCTATGTCTCCTGAAAAAGTTTTCTATGTTTACGATACTTATGGCGAAAAAGAACAAGTACCAGCTATTCACGCTCAGGCTATTAAAACTCGTGGGAAAATCCCACTAGTATTAGCTCAAGACTCCTTAAAGAAAGAAGCGGGTACAGGGCAAGCGCTCTATAAAATGTATAAAGATCTACTACCTGATCAAGTACAAAATGAAACTTTCTATAACTTTAAATCCCCTGTTACTGGAGCTATGAACAATAGCCGCCGTGATGGTTTTGATTTAATGCGAACAATTATGAGAGAGGGTAGATTGAAATTCTTCCCTACTTGCACCGAAACTATCCGACAGATTAAAAATTATCGTGCTGTTAATGGGAAGGTGCAAGAAAAAGGCGGTGATGATTATGTAGATTCATTACGTTACGCTTTGCTTAGTTGTGAGAAGAGGGGAGCAACTAAAGGAATAGATACTTTCTTTGCAAATAATTCATATGAGAGTAGTTGGAAACCTTATAACAGGTATTCTTAAAAGGATTTATTAAATGATTATTGATATTACACCAAGTTTAGAGGATAAGATCCAAGCCCCTCTAAATCAGCGTTATAATGCTGCTTATGATTTCATGGAAAGCAGCTATAAAAAAGATGCTCGTGAGTGGTGGCGTTTTTATACAGGTGAATTACCTGGATTAACACATGATGCTATGGTTCCTGCTGTAGATCGTACTTGCTACGATATTGTAGAAAATGCGTCTAAAGATTTGCAAGAGATTTTTACATCCGGTGAAAATGCCGTTGTTTTTGCTCCTTTGAATAATCAAGATTCGTATAGCGCTAAAGCAGCTACACAGGTAGTTAATCAAATCTTCCTACGCGACAACAACGGGAAGCAACTGTTAACAGATGGCATTAGAACGGCTTTAGTAGAAGGTAGTGCAATCTTTAAAGCATGGTGGGCTGATGATGATGTAAGCACACACACAGTACATGAAGATAATATACCGAATGAACAAGAAATTATTCAATACTTAGAAGGGCTTCGTGAAGCTGGTTTAAGTTTTGATGATGAAAATGCGGAATTGATACAAAATGAAGATGGTACATTTAATGTAACGTTAACATATACAATCAAACGCCAGCGCGTGATGGTTGACCTTATTCCTATTGAAGAGTTTGCAATTGAACCAGGTGCAAAATCTATCTTTGATGCTGACTATATGTGTCACCGTGTTTTAAAATCAAAAGAGCAGCTTAAAGCAATAGGCTTAAGTGATGAAGAGTTAGAAGAGATTAACACTAATGATCATGATTTAAGCGCCTGGACTATTAACGCAGCCCGTACTAATTACCGTCAAAATCTTGATGATGACAAAGGCGATGATAGCAATGATCCTAGCTTTAGAGTGTGGATCAAAGAGCATTATTGGCGTACTGGTCTTATTTCCGATGATGGAACAGTAAGACTATATCAAATTCACCAAATTCAAGAAGGTAAGATTATTCGGGTAACGGAAGTGTTTAATTACCCGTTTGTAATCTTTAATCCTATTCCACTTCCTAACAATCCGTTTGGTATTAGTTTAGTTTCTACCGTTGCAGATATTCAATGTGATCGTGCATGGGCTAAACAGGCTCTTCATACATACGCCCAAAAATCATCAATTCCTAACTATTATGGTGTAGCTGGTGAATATGACGAACGAGCGTTAATGAACCCTAAACCGGGTACAGTGTTTAATGTTAAGGAAATGGGAGCGCTACAGCAAGTTCCACAGCCAGCTATGCCGCCTCTAGATGCTATCTTTGCTTTATCTCGTGAAGAGAAAGAAGAGCGTACAGGGATTAACTCAAGCGTAGCGGGTCTTAGTGCTGATGGCATTGAGTCTAACCGTTCTAGTGAGGCTACAGTAAATAACCTTATCACGCTTGCTACAGGCCGTGTAAGGGCATTAGGACACGCATTAGCTAACGCTGGTTACTCCGAACTATTCAGAATGATTTACAACTTGTACAAAGATAATAGCTCACGCCCGATCCAGGTTCTTACCGCCTACGGAATGCAGCCTATTAGCCCCGCTCAGCTTGTAGATCGTGATCACCTTGTAATCAATGTAGCTCTTACCACTGCTGAAAAAGAAAAGAATAATGTGAAGCTAAACGCTTTAGTAGATTTCATTGCTAAAGTAACTGCTATTCAATCTCCATTTATTCAGACTCCGCAGCAGGCATGGCTAATTAATGAATATGGAACATCATTAGGTTATCCGAATGTGTTTGATTATTCTTTGCCAACAGAGCAAGTAATGCAGGTGCTACAGAATCAGCAGCCTGATCCTATGACAGTTGCACAGATTGAAAACGTACAAGCTAATACATCCCATGTAGAAGCACAAACGCAAAAACTCTATGGTGATGATCAGCATGATACGGCTAGATTACTCTTTGAGCAGCAATTAGCAGCTAAACAGGAATCACGTAAAGACACTGAATTACAATTTAAAATGAGTAATGCAGTAGATGAACTTAATTTCAATACACAAGAATTAGCTGTTACTGCTGGTACAGAAGCGCAAAAAGCACAGCATAATAACCGCCGTCAAGCAGTGGAAGAGTTTAAAGCTAAAACAGCAAATCTAAAAGTGAATGCTGAAATTATTCAGAAAGCACAAAAGCCAGCTTTGACAGCTTCTAATTCAATTGGGGTGTAACAGCCCCTTCAAACAACTAATATAGAGAGATAAGTAATGTTTGAAGATAAAGATAAAGATTTTAATATTTTCCCAGTGTTAACTAAAGAAGAGGTTAACGCTATTGCTAGTTTTAATACTAAGCAAGGGCTTTTAGAAAATGTAATTGAAAACCTAAAAGAAGAACTTTCTAATAAATGGAAAAGATCTAACCCTGATCATTTTAAACAACGTGATTGGTATTATACCCTAATTACTAATCTAGATGATGTACAAAAGCTTATCCGTCAATGTACATCAACCACTAACAAGATTTAACTATAGAGAGATAAAATCTAAAATGAGTGAGACTAATAACAATATCCCAATGGATAACTTTGAACAGTTTTTAATGTTGGAAGATGTAAACGGTTTTGGTGATACTCCTTCTATGAAAGAAATTATCAATGAAGGTAAAGAACAAGTAGCCAATGCTAAAGCTGAAAGCCTAGCTTTTGAAGATTATGGTGAACCAGCAGAGTTAGAAATGTATGAAACGCCTGATTTTTCTTTCTTAGAAGAAGATGGGAACAAATCTGTAGTTTTCGATGATGATAATAATGAAACTACTGAAAATGTAGATGATGAAATTAATCATGATGATGGTGAAACAGTAACAGAGGAAAGCACCAGTGATGATTATTACCCTGATTCTTATGATGTAGGCTTAGAAACTACTATTGCTCTTCCTGATGGGCGCGTAATGACCATTGAAGAATTGCAGAACGGCTATCAAGCTGATGTAGATCATGCAGCACGAGAAGAAGCATTTAATCAACGTGTAGCCACTTTTGAAGCCGAACGTTTAGCCTCTCAAGATATTTTCCCTGTTTATGAGCTAGAAACTGATGAAATCATTAATAGCTATAACGGGTGGGATTGGGATCGGCTTGCTGATGAAGATCCGCACACATACACCGTTGAACGCCGTAACTTTGATCGAATGGTACGTCGTAAAAA